GGTAATGACATTTTTGTTACAAACAAACCTGCTGATATATGGTATTGTGAGAAGAAGAAATGACATGCTCCTCATGTGGCAAAGGATTCATCACCCAAATAGAGTACCAAGACAGATCTATAATGGAAGATATACCTGCATCCAAAATAGCTTGTGCTCTTGGGAGTAGGGCTTCCTTGCGCTCGTCCAGTTCTGCAGTTAGTGAGGGTAGGCCGATTATTAGATTTGTGCGTTGCTGTAATTTATCAAGATAGGTTTGCTGTTCTGTTACTGGTATGTTAGGATCATGTTGGTTAATTTGGTCTTCGTAAAAGTTTAGAATTGCTGTCTGTATTCTTTCAGGGTAGATCTTAAAACTTTCATAGAACCCTGCTTCTGCTGTTTGTAGGTATGGTATTAGTAATATTCCATAGAATAACACTACAAAGATTGCGATAATTCCAAATAGTTTTAGGTTCATTTCTTAGGTAAGGTTTCTTCTAGGCGGGTTATATAGGTTAAAGACTTATTTGCATGACATGAATAGTTTTGCCGCCATCTTGTGTATGACAACTAAATAGCCTTCTTTTGTTAGGGGCTTTTAACATTCTTGGTTTATGTCGGACAGAATGTGGCCAGACTAATTTATGGTAACCTATATGATCTTGTGATACCTCTAAGTGCCAGTCTATTGCTAGTCCTGCATCAGGAAGATTAGTAAATACTAGAGCAGTGTCATTGGCTAAAGTTAATTTATGTATATGAAAATAAGATAAATCGATATTTGTGATCTCAGTATTTGATTCTATGTTATTGATTGGAAAAGTTAGTGCCATTATGTTTATATTCTTTCTCCTAACTTGCTTATAGCATTTATGATTTCTTTCGTGGAATTCTGGGCTTCTATGTTGTTTGCCTCCAGATGGTCTTCTATGTTGGACAGTCTGTTGTCGGTTTCCTCTTTCTGGACGTCTATTTTTGTGTCTAGTTTTTCATAGTTGTGTTCTGTAGTGATTCTAAATGCCGTGGCGTCCTTTGTCTTCTTTGCCACATAGTTGAATGCCGAAAATACCACTCCAGCTATTACTAAGAGAGCTATTACTATTGGTAAAAAGTCTCCGAGTCCTTCTGTAATTTCAGCAGACATCAAAGCAGTCCTCTTATCCATTTAAAAACGAGATACGTTCCTACATGATGATCTATTTGCATACATCTACAAGTTGGGTTATCTTTGGTTGTTTGGTCACAATCTAAATAATGCCAAGCACTCATAACAGTTTGATTCGTTTGTGTCATAATTTTTTATCACACCACATACAATAATATTCAATTTTTCCTTTATCCCAATTTACTTTTTCAACTACTTCATGAAGTTTAAAATTATCTGTTCTTTTTGAACAATAAACACTTTGTGTCATATCATTATCTCACAATAGTTATATTTATTGAATCTACCTTGTTGCCTATTTCAAGAGTTAGAGTGTAATCGCCCAATAATGCAAATTCTGGTACTTGGTGCTGCCATTGAAAGAAACCCTGGTTGGTTCCAAGTTCCCTGGGTTCAGAGGAGGTGACACCATTAGGATCTGTTATGTATAGGAATGCCTTGTCACTGAAATCCTCATTATATGCCCTTAGTGTTATCTGGTCTCCCTGATGGAATGTGTCTCTTTGTTGGTTTAGGGTTATGTCTGCAAATGAATCAAACTGCAAATCTGATGCCACCGACACTACAGTGTCGTTATTAGTTTGTGGTCTGTCTCGCAGGTCTTGTATTTCTTCTCGTAGTAGGGTTATCTCTCCCCTGATAAGCGTGTCATCTGCCTCGTATAGAGTCTTTACACTGTTGTCTCCACTGTTAATATTTTCAGCATTCTTTGTGATTTGTGCTAGCATATCTTCAAATTCTTCTGGGTTTCCTACCCCTTGTAACTCGTTATTATTGTAAACTCCAAATAATACACTCACTACCATTGCTGTAACAGCTAGAGCCATTGGAGTATCTACCATATGGCTACTAGTCCTGTGTTAATCATGGAGATAATATTCCGGTGACTATTCCTATACCAAAAGATAGGCCAAATACAATTATTGCTATAACTACTAACCATTTAGTCATGATTTATCTCAGAGTTTGTGTGAAATAAAGATTTAGTTATAAAAAATAGTGTTTCTACTTTTTAGAGTTCAGTAGTGCTGCTGCAGCTTCAGGATTGTTTCTGATTAGTTTAAGGATTGCATTAATTATTCCTCTTGTTTCCTCAGGAGTCAGCTGGTCATCATCAAAGGCTTCCTTGACTAGCTTTACCAGATTGTGAGTATTGAGTAATACTCTCTTGAAAACAACATAGTTTATGGCAGTGGCGCCACCTATTGCAGCTAGAATAATGCCGACTAGTAAAGGGGTAATAGTGGATATCAAATCAATAGGAATGTGCTCTGTCATGGTTATAGTGAAATGTTGGTTGGTTAATAATGTTATCTCCATTTGGACAGATCGCCATCGCCCATATAGCGGAACACCTTGGTATACTTGTGGCATTTCACGCAGCAGTATGTATTTTTTGAGGCGTTCTGTTGGAGATATTCACATTCACACCATGCGCAAAGCACTTGGGTCATAATTTGAACTCTGGACTAGTAGCTTATATCCACTTTAGGTTTGTATTTGTATAGTTGATGCTCATGTTTTGTCCATTCATGGGATAGCAGATACCACCTGTATTCGAATGATTCTCCACAGTAACGGCATTTCATTCTAATCCTTCCTCTATATCTTTGGAGCCACATCGTGGACACGTTCCCCAATCAAGATCCCCAACTCCAAACGGGGAATTGCATGTTTTACAAAAGCCGTGAGTGGAATAATCCCAACATTCTGGACAATCAAATTTTTTACAATTGCATTTCATGGTACAATTAATAATGTAATTAGTGTCACGCCGACTCCAAGGGCGAAACTGACAATGAGGTATTCCAGTTTGGTATGGTGCTGTTGAGGATCGTACCAACTCATATCTGCAGTCCTTTACACCCCATAGATACCAGTGCAATTCCCGCAAAGATAAGTCCAAGGATAAAGCCTCCTAGGAGTGATTCTGTGTTTAGTTCTAGTTTCATTTCTTCTCCTTTGTTGCTAGGAGTCTTGTGAGTTTAACCCAACATCTTAATACGTCTGCACCTTCTTCTGTAAACTTGAAAGTTCCATCATTATCCTTAACTAATTTTTCTATTTTCTCTACTATCTCTTGATTCTTTAGAATTTGTCTTATTTGTTCTCTTGACAGAGGACAGCACACATTATTTTCTGACAGATTATGATCTATCAAGGATTTTTCTGTTAGTTTCATTACTCTACCTTAAACGTTATAGAGTCACACCACCTTGGTTCACACATTTGTAAGGTGTAGGTGCCATCTACTGCATCAGATGGGATTATCCATGCTATTGAGAATGTTCCCTCAGCTGGGATACCTACAGTTGATGTGTATATTGCGTCTGCTTGGTTTGGTGCGAATATTTTGTAAGTTACCGAGCTGTGTGTTGTATCATCAGCTCTTCCAGTAAAGTAAACTGCTTCGTTTATTCCGAAAGTATTCTTTATGTTTTGAGACGAGTCAGTTACATATAGGTAGAATGATCTCTTGGTTTCTGTTGTTTCAGGTATGTCTATCTGGTTCTTGCTTAGGGTCTTGGTTGCAGCTTGCAGCTCAGTTACTTGAGATTGTATATCTTCCAACTGAGAGATAATACTGTTTTGGGATTGTTCCGTAGTTTCAATCTGGTCTTCCAAGTTCATATGTGTCTGATAATACTGGTCAAAGTTTATTCCAAACTGTTTCCATAGTTCCTCATCTGCTGTTTTTAGTTCGATTAGGGTTTGTTCTGTTTGTGGGTTAGTATCATTATCAATTGCCATGTTTACTAGCGTACCTGCTGATAAGATTATTGCAATTAGGGCTATTCCAAATGTTACCTTGTCTATCATTACCATACACCCTCGCATCCATGTGGCATTATTTCATGATACCAGTCCCCATGTATAATATGATATCTCTCGTGTAGGAATGTAGTACATCCAATAGACTGCGATAGTTGGGCGGTGTGGGTATTGCCAAAGTGTCCCTGTGCTATCCACATCTCTTTACTAGTAGCCAATCCAACTTCATCCTCTGAGCATTCCCCTGTATCATCGCAGATCTTATCGACTATGTGTAACATCTTTTCTTGTTGTCCTGCCTCATCCATGTATATTGGCTGGGAAAACAATATCAGCATACCAAATAGTATGGTTTCTGATATCAATCAAATCCTTCCAGTGGACAGTGACTCAGAAAGTTTGGAATCTTCTCTGGGTGATAGTCAGCAGAGTTTACAGCTGGCATGTATAGTCTGCACTGGATTTCTTGTGCCAATGCTATTTGGTCTACTACTGGTTCTTTATCCAGGGCAATTTTGTCTTTTAATGGGCAGACTTTTTCATCAGCATAGAATTGCCAAGGTACTTTTTGACAGAGTTCGCCTTTTGATTCACCAGAATATGGTGCTCCTCTGTTTTCTCCCTCAAGGGCACCGTATGGGTCATGCCAATATTTGTCAAGTTCTTCGGCTCTTACGGCTTCAGCTTGGATGGCTTCTTCTGTTACAGGGATAGTGTATGGTGAATCTGAATCATCCAGGGAACGGATTGGGATATCATCAATTATCTTGTTTGCCTCATAGAATCCAATCCAGGGATATTGTTTCAAGGTTTTACATGCCTGGGTCTTTAGCTGGCCATCCAGTTCGAATGCACTCAGGTTGCTTGCTGTTGGCTCTTCATCCGGTATTGTGAATTCTTGCAATGCGGCTGTTCTCTCAAATGCTGCAAATCTTACAGGCTGCTCTTCTTTGAATTCCTCCAGACATTTTCTAAGAGACTGGTATGCGTTTGTTTTCTCATCTTCCAGTACAATTCTCTTTTGTTCTATTTTTTCATGTATTGCGATTTGTTTTGCCTCTTCTTTGTCTATATCCTCAAGGGATGGTACAACATAAGGCGTATTGGCTTTTATGAATCCCTCTTTGATTGGGATTTTAATAATTTGACTGCCGTCAGTGGACAAGGTGTAGATATATTCTGGCACGTCTCGTTCTGAATTTGTCTGATATTGTACTTCAATGTGGATTGTGTATCGATTATCTGACTGGTATTTTGCATAAATGTTAACGCCAGTCACATCCTCTACGGGTAATAGTGGCAATGGCAAGGTCTGTGCATGGGCAGCAGACACTCCTATAATTAAGATGGCAAATATTGGGATTAGTAGTTTATTCAACATTAACCCTCCTGTTACATTGTGAGCACCTTAATGTCGCAAGCGTACTCTCAGTATACCACTTATGACCACACTTGCACTTCACATACTTGCTCATGTGTGTTGTGGTAGTAGTTGGTGTTATTAGTTAATGGGTTATATTGTTTTGACTAGATGAGTAGATTACGTTATACCTCAAGTGTCATTTCTGGATCCTTTCGGTTATGTGGTCTTGAAGTTGTTTTAATGGGATATGTTCAGCCCAATCAATTACGTGCTGTCTAACCGTTTGATTAGAATGTAATTTAGACATCAGTGGCCCTCTTATGCATTGCAATCGTATTCAAACAATTAGACATAGTCTGTAAACATCTTTCACAATATCTACCATGTTTCATTAATTCAAAAAAATCATTCATCACGTCACGCTTTGGTTGTTCTGTCATTTAATCCACCATTTCCCAAACAGCCTGTACCTTTTCACTCCTTTCTCTGCATAACCATAAGGTACTGTAGGATGTATAGTGATGATTCTCAGTATTCCAAAAGGGATGTCTATTGTTGTTGTTCTAGTCATTTAATGATCTCCTCTGTTGTTTCATCTTCACAAGATTCGTATGTTTTCTGAACTTTCTTGCATGTATGTGTGATCTTTTTTTTCTCGACTAATTCAGTTTCAATTTTTGCAGTACAGAAAGGACAGTTTTGAATTGGTAGATTCCACTCATCTAGAGCCTCATCCCAGTCTCGACTACCACTTTGTTCATCGAATGTTCTTAGACAAACCACAGGTTGCTTGAGCTCTTCCTTTCTCTCATCGTATTTGATATGGTAAAAATTGTTTTTGTCTGTAACAATTACAATATATCCATAACTTATCGCTTGTTCAAATGAATCACAACAAAAGTCCCATTGATTCTCAACATATTTACTGTTTTTTGCTTTCCAAGCAGTTACAATGCTGGTTCTGTTCTTTTGTTTTTTATCATCAGGGTAACGATGAATGTGAATTTTATACCTAATTTTTAGTTGGTTTACAAGGTCGGTCAAGAGTCAACGGCCTCCCATTGTACATCTTTCCAGTGGATCAGATTCCAGTGAGTGTCCCTATCCTGTTTTGTTTCAAATGATTTCAGGCATTTTGTGCAGGGGTGTCTCATGAGTTATACTCCTCAAGAAGTTCATTGAGTATTTGACGTGGCGAGGTCCTGTATTTTGGTATCACATAAAGAGAATGAAGTCCACATTTGTAAATTCCATTACATGGACAATTTAAAGAGTCTTCAGTTCTAATCATTTTTTTCTCCTTGTGGTGTCGTCGCCCTTGCTGAACTCATCACCCATGCTCATATCTCCTGAGGGTCGATCCCACTCTTTGTTTTTGATTAGATTATAATTGGTGTCAAACTTGGCATTGCATTCAGGGCATGCATATGATTTGGGCGGATAAATGCTGTTGCATTGGGGGCAGTTCCATTCTTTCTTTTTGTGTGGATGTCTTGGTGATTCAGGCTGGCCGCACCTTGCACAGACAGGATAATTCAATTGTCTATCTCCTTTATTGTAATTCCATAGTCATGAATGCATTGCATAGATTCATAGTGTTTCTCATTAAAATCTCGAAAAAACTTCAAGGCTTCTTTTTTGGTTGTTTCACGCCAATCAATTTGAAATGGACAGTCAATAAACTTGCAAAATACAGTTAGATTTACTTTATCGGTCATCTCAATTTAATCCTCCCAGTGGCTGGTATGATTTTGGCAATTCCTCTCCTATTGGGATGTCGCCACAGAAAAGTATTGCAGGGTTTCCGCTCATGGAATATCCTTCAATATGGTCACAGAACTTTTTCTTCTTGGTTCCTATTCCGTTCTTTTTTAGGACTCGTATGGTTACCCAGTAGAATTTAGAGTGTTTACGATCACATGTCATTATCCTTTACTCCTTTTATCATATCTAGTTTTTTTTGTATGTTCTCCAATTTCCACAAGATCATACCACCCCAAAGGATGATTATTGTAATAGTGTAAATCCCCATCAAGTCAATCATTTCAATTTCCTCTGTGTTCTATCTGACAGTGTTGAGACGTCTAACACCAGAATCCTTCGATACATTTTCATTATGTCTTCTGCGTTTTTACGGCCGCACTCCAAGTCAGTTTCCATCGTGTCTAGTATTATTCTTCTACTAGTCACACCATCTCCAAGCAGATCAGATATGAGTTTTGTAGCTTCAGTCATTTGTCAAACCTCCTGCCCACAAGTAGGACAGATAACTTTGTTTAAATCAGGTTTTGAATTGAAAATAGTATTTGTGGTTATGACTACACAACCTTTTGGTTTAGTCGATAATATTTTGAGTGGTACTCTAGATCCAAAATATGCTATGAGAAGTATATCTCCTTTCATGCACGGAATGCTTTCAAAGGCGTCTGTAAGATACCTATCATCAATCGGGAGTGTGTTCTCTACAAAATTGTACTGGATTTGTTGTGCAGAATGTGGAATAATTTTCTTTACTGTTATTGTATTTCCTATGGCTATACCTAGATTGGTTCTTGTCATACCGTCACACCTACACATGTTCTTGCATTCATCAGATGGATATAATGGAAGACATTTTGCAACTGTTCTTCTTTTACCCTTAATTTCTAAAATATCCCCTGTTGAGCATCCTAGTTTGTCCATAGTGTCATAATCGATTCTGATAACTCCTCTTCCAACGTCTCTTGTATAGGCTTCATACACCTTGACACTTTCAATCACTGTTGAAATTGTTGTATTCATAGTGTATGGTACATGTATAACTAATTAAACATTGCTAGCCCTTGTATAGTGTTGCCCTTATGTAATGTGCCTCATATTTGGTGAGGTCATTTCCTTTCAGCCATTGGGCGTAATGATTATCGCACAGATTCCTTAGGATTTTGGCACAGTCCCTTTGTTTGGCTGGTTTGCCACACCAGCATTTTCTCTTTTTTGTCTTGTGAGTGGTAGGTAGTTTGGTCTTTGGTGGGTGAGAGGGTCTGGTTATACGGTTCTCTCTGAGATAGTCTGCACCAGTGGCGAATAGACTCATTTCAAAAACTCCAATGAAATTGTTTCCCATTTTTTACAATGACAACTGCATTGTTTTTGAATCTCAACTCTTGAATCTCCTGTAGGCAAACCAAAAAATTTGACCCTTATATTACTCATTTCTCTTCTCCTTGCTCAATGTCTGTTTTCACTGTTTGTCAGGAGTAGCATTTCCTGACGTATATCTTGTGGTATGACGGCTCGTTTTTGTGCCTTCTTGTTCAGGTAGATGTTGGTTGTGGCATTTTTGATATCATACTTGTCATACTTGAATTTTATTTTATGGCCCAGAATATCCTCAATTCCGGCAGGATTTTCCAAGGAACAGTTTTCAGCCCCCAGATAGGCAAAGGCGTCATAACAGGCGGCAACAAGTCTTAAGGATTCCCCTATTCCCTTTGGGTTCCAGCCTGTTCCCCAACGTCTGGCCTTTGAAAAATAAGTGCAGGTGGGGGAGGCGTGAACATACCTGATTTTCATGTTGGGCTTTAATGGCAGATGATTAATGTCTGCACAGATTGTCGGTTTCGTTTTGGGGTCTATGTCTATTGAGACAACTTCCTCGTCCGGTGTTTTAAACCTCCCGATGCCACAACATAAATCTATTATCATTTCTCTCCTTGCTCAATGTCTCTCAATGTGTATGTATTTCCCTGATAGAATATGATTAGATTTGACAGGATCTTCAATTTTTCTCCTTTTGTGATAGGATTTCTTTGAGTTGTTGAAAAGTAATCCCAGAACGTAACAATTCTCCAGCGTCTTCCCTTTCTTTACATTTTAGGTATGTTTCTTTTAATTTCTCTACTATCTCTTTCAGTTGTTGGTTTTCATTTAGGACCTTTGCAAAATATTCTCCTATTGTAGTAGCCATATGATCTGTTGATTTCATTTGAGAGATACCTAATTGTAATTCATTCCATTTCTCGGCATTGTCTTGGTTGGATAGGATCTGAGCTTTGAGTTGTTTTGCCCATTTAATAGCAACTTGAACTCTTTTCTTAGATTCATCTGAATCTCCATCAAGTATTCTTCCATCATAACGATACGGGATCCATATCCCCTCATAGCCTTCCATATCATTTAGTTCGATTTCTTCTTCTGTTAGTTTCATTTCTCCTCCGATAGTTTGATTAGGCAATTACGACTCTTTCCCTCCGAATGCGAATCAATATCCTCGCCACAATTAGGACAGGGTCTCAATTATCTATCCCCTTCCATTCTATGTCCCAATCTTGATTATCCCATTTCTGTTCCAAATAACATCGTTTACATCTTCTGTGTTGAAATTTCCTTGGTTCCCATTTATGATTACATTCTGTCAATTTGCTGTTCTCCTGCCCATATGGTATAGGATAAACTTGACACATTCCCTGCATACTCCGCCAGTGTCTGTCCTTCGCCCGCAGTGAGTGGTACATTCAGGATACATTCTTCCTCCATATGATAAAACAGCTAGGGTATGGTGCCACATTATCCTTTGGGTATCCGTGCTTGCAGTTGAATCTTATCCTTCCCTTAATGTTGTGTATCTCGGATTTTCCTTCTACGTAATCATGCCACCATTTTGTGTCAGTTTTTGAATAGGCTAGAATTAGCACATTGACGTTATGTTTTTCGTGTGATTCTCTGGCAAATTTCATAAATTTGGTAATTTCAGAGTATGGCGGATTCATAAAGAAATCACGAGAAATTCCAACTGAAAAACAGGTTCTTTCTTTAGTCATATAGCTATCTAATACATGATTTTCCTTGGAAGCGCATATGTCAACTTGAGGGTGGATGTCATATTCTTTACAAGCTTGGTCAAACAGTTCTTGGGGAGTGCCATATTCGTCATTACGTCCAATAATCTGTAAATGTTGTACTGCTTTTTTCATAGACTGGCAGCCTCTGGGGTGTATCTTCCCTTGTGTGGATTTATGCATAAACTCCAACTCCTTATCCTCTTCACATTAAATCCCTCGCATATCGTGCTAATCGTTTCCAAGATTTATACTCACGTCTAGATTTTAAATGCTTATCATAGTTTAAGACAGGTCGTATCTTCCAACAAGTTTTACATTCACGAGTACCTCTAGGACGGTTATATGTATTATTTGGAGTGAACTCATGGCCTCGTTTACAGTGACTAGGCTTAGGTGAAGTGCTTGCAAGACCACGTCTTACGTTTTCTTTATGAGTAACAGCTTCTAGGTGATTGGGATTAACACATGATTTATTTCTACATAAATGATCTATCTCTAGATCTATTGGGATTGTTCCTTTCCAATATTCGTAAGATACTCTATGAGCACTATGTGATTTGTTGTTAAATAGAAAAACACCATAACCCTTTTGATTAATAGATTTTTCCCATAACCAACATCCTTCTAAAATATCCACTGTAATTTTTTTTTGGAATCGTTGTAGAGTTATCGTGTTCATATCCAAGAGCCTTTACAACATGTCATTCAATGTACTCCCACGATTTTTTACACTCGTTACAAAAAGCTATACCATTCTGTACTACGTAAACAGGATGTTCGCACTCGTTATCCTTTGTTGTGGCTGTCATTTTTTGCAGTCTCCTTTCCACATTTTGTAGTGTTTCTTGATCTGTCTGTACATTTTTCCGCAGTGCTTGCATTTCCTGGCAAGTGGTATTTTTCCCTTTTCGTCGAGGTCATCTATTTTCCAGTGGGTGTCAGAGTGAAGCCTGGTTAACGGGAACTGGTGATGCCCTCTATGCCTGTTATTTCTTAGGCATTGTAATTGCACGTCTGTGTTTCGTTTTTGACGCATTACAGGACATTGCTTGCTCTTTAATTTAGGACTCATTCTACCTCAGGATCCTTGGCATTGACCGTGTGCTCTTCCTAGACGATATGATAAGAACAGACCAATAATCATTATCCCGCCAACAATAATCATTTGTATTAATTCAATCATGGGTCAAAGATGCCTCCCAATAAATGGATTAGATACCAACGCTTAGTGTATGGCATGTCTCATTTCCTTGTCTCGTTTGTTGTGTAATCGTAGAATTTCATTAAGAGATTGATCTACTAATTTGAATTCTTTGTCAGTTTTAATCATACTGTAAAATTTTTTCCATAGGTGTGGATTATCTATTGATTCATAGATATCAGGAACCTGGAGGATTCCGCCCTTGTGGTATTGGGTTATTTGTGATTGTGGGTTGTTTGATTTTCCATGTTTTTTAACAAACTCTTCTAACGCCATTTCTAGTATCTCGCTGATTTTTTTTCTGGAAAATTCTGGGATAGTCCCAACAATATCTAAGAGTTCTTGTCTTTTTTCGGTTTTTACCCAGAGATACGTGCCCATGATTAATGATATATCTATATATTATATATGTATATAGGTTAAATTATTTTTTATTTTTATATTTTCTCACTGGAAACATAGGTGTGTGGGTCTGCACCGGGAGTAGAAATGTAGGATGTGTAGTGTATGTAGGATGTTATTGGCCTAGTGGTTGCATATACCCACACAAACTTGGCCTAGTCGTCGTCCCTACTCTGCACTGAGGGATTGTGGACAGTCTTTTACTGTAAGGTAGTACTACCGTATCTCTACAGTGATATGACGTTAACCTACGCTAATCATACCATATCAGACCGCATATTATGGATAGTGTTATGGTTAATAAGTTGATTCTCTAAGAACATATCTAACCGTTATCTCCAAGTGTCATCTATCTAAATAACACCTCTCACAATAACCTATTTCCAAGACTAAATCAGTTTGTTTACTATCCGTTATTCCGGCATAATTTTCTTTACAGGACATACAGTTAATTTTAATCATGGATTACCGTTACCTCGTTCTGTTAGTTGACATTCACAATTATTACAATTAGAATGATAAGCATGGTTACAACAATTACAAGCAAAGAAACCGGTATATCCTCTGGAATCTGTCATGTGTATCTCCTCACAGTCTCTGGAACCTTTGTTATTTTTTTGGTGAATCGTTTTAGCGCCTTTTTATCTCTTATAATTTTTTGAAGTTCTTCTGGAGGAAGATAAATGTTATATTTCATACCTTGTCACCTTTCTGTTTCTGTAAGAACGTGCCTCAGATTCATTCACTGGGAGTCCTGCTTCATACAGTTCCTGAGTGATTCTGCCTGCCGCATAGAAATCGCCTTTCTCGTGAATCCAGAGCACTTTGTATTCTTCTCCTACTTTCTCATAGTCCTCACACTTTTCATGGTCTTTTAGGGTTAATGGGTTTTCTTCTTCCCATCCGTGTACTCCTCCCAACAGTTCTATAAGGAATGTAGGGGTTGTTGTTTTGATTGTGAGGTCAGGGCTTCTATAGGTAGCTATGCCGTTTGGGATAGATATGTGTTGGTCAGTTAATGCGTACAGGCCAAAGTTTTCCTTTATTATCTCCATTACCTTGAATTTTGCTGGAATATCTGATTCGGAAGTTCTATTTTTGTTGGCTCTGTGAATGTGGGTTCTTTTTTTATCTGGATTCATTAGCCCTTTGCTCCTATAATAAACAAAACTAAAATTAATCCGCCAAATATACAAAATAAATATCCTGCACCTATTTCATCCAAACGTTGTAAAATATTCATTTTCAAGGGAACGCCATCTCACGTACAAATTGTATAACAAATGCAAAGGCAAGTGTAGTACTTGTAAGCCACGCCCAACGAGGGATTGTTATTTTACCAGAGAGCCACTTCATGCCTGGTCCTCCAGATCATGTACAGGGTATTTCTTTTCAGCAGGATTGTTACGCCAGACATGTTGTTTCATTTCCAATCTTTTTAGTCTGTTTGATTCAGCTAGTTCGTTGGCTATTTTTTCTAGGATTGTTAGAAGGTCATTTTCAAAGCCGGTGTTATCGCCTCCAATCCTTACAATTCCATTATATTTACCCATTGGTTAACTCCCTGTACTTTCTTGCGTCGTCTCTGAGTTGTTGGGTATATTCTCTCATGTACAAATTGAGTCGCTCTTTGTTGTTTTTCTTCCACGCACGGCTTGTTTGCAGAATAATTTCCCTGTTCCTTTTGTAGTATCTCTTGGCATAACAAGCAGAGCATAATGGTTTTTCTCTAATGTATGACCATCTAGGACGGCCATTACGGTCAATGTAGGTTTCAGTTGTGTTACATTTATGGCAGTTCATGTCTCCTCAGAGTTAAGGTTTGTAACTTCCTGACAGTGTCTTGAAAAAAGACTCTATAGCTTGAAGTTCCTGTTCTTCTGTTAGTTTATTTGGACTTGCAGTATGTTGTATACCGCGTTTGGTTTTGAATGATTCCAGTAATGTTTCTGCCAATGCAAATACTTTAGGTGCGTTTTCAAGTGGGATTTTTTGTGAGACAAACGGTTTCTTTGTACCGCCTTCGAATACTTTCCCACCCTGTTGTGTGAAACATTCCTTGTCTGTACACTTTACCCAGCTGTCATTTACTTTGGACAGGAATATCTCGTCATTTACCTGCCATGATTTGGAACATACAGGACAAGTGCCTTCGTATTGTGATTTCATTTCTCCTCACACTTTGGCAATTTCAGATTCTGTTCCTTGATAAATTCTAACAAAGGCTCATACTGTGCCAGGGCAGGTTCTATGATAGTACTCAGCCCTTCTCTGCCCCTGCCGACTTTCATGCCTTTGGCAGAAAAGAAAAATGCCAATATATAATGCCACTCTGGAGATATTCTAACTACTGTAAGCCTTGACCTCATGTGTTATGATTACACATATAACTATTTAATCATTACTAAGGTATCTCTACAATCCATGCTTTTACTGCACTAATATTCCCGCCAATTGCCTCTACATTGATAAGGTCAGCTGCCGTTACAGAAAACTCTAGGATAGGAGTGGTAAATAGATCATTTGCATTAAGCAAAGTGGTGTTGGTGAAATTATAAACAGTAGTGCCTGTTGCGCTGTCTATAGTAGTAGATTTCCATACCTTAAATTGTATAGTGGCAGACCCTGACGTAACCTGAACTGCCAGTTTTAAGTTTCCAGTAGTGGTCACTGTGTAATTGCCGCCTGTTCGTAAATCATGAAGTGATTCTGTAGTGCCTGATGCAATGCCCAGATCGCTTACAGTAATCAAATGATCTGTGGCATCATCTGGGATACTCATTAAAACATTACCTTGAGAGGTTGGTTCGCTAAAGAATTGGGGAATCTGATATGCTTCAGCCAAGAGTAACTCTACTCCTGCATCGACTGCTTCCAGAATACTTACTGATATGACAGCTACACCAATTACCAATCAACTCTTAACCTCTGTCTTTGTAGTTGAAGATGTTTTTTATAAAGTTTATCAAACTGGGTTCTTTGTTGATATCCATTCCCAACAATTACCAGTTTTAATTACCTTATTCCAGAATCTAGACAGTATTTTAGGATCTATGTCAGTCATTTCTGTTATCCTTGTTCATTTGTTGTTTAAACTCCATGCAATCTTGTCAAAATCAAATAATGCATTACCCTCATTCAGATTCAATTCCATTTTGTTTTTAAGAGGATCTTTATCCACTTGTCCAAATGCAAATTTGTATATCTTATCTGTGAGTTCTATTCCTTCGGGAGTAGACCATTTACATTTTGGTCTGAAATTTCCGTCACCATCCGCATAAAATGCAGTATATCTTGATGAGCCTACACCTGCTAAACCATTCCAGTATCTAAACATAGCCATTAGGGATAGAGCTTGTGCCTCAGTTACTTCAAACTCTACAGTGAGTTTAGTAGTTTGGCCTCTTGACAATTTTGGTTGTATAACTTCCTCACTCATTTTTCGGATTCTTTGGTTCTTCTAATTCTATTTTAATTTTTTCTAACTCTTTCATTAGCTGGTTAATCCTCATATCTTTGCTCTGTATTTCTTGTTTTAGCGGTGTTGTTAAGACACTAAATAGGGATATCCAATCCTGTTCATTCAATAGTAGAATTTGGTAGTAAACGTATTATAGTTTTGTGATTAGAATGATTTATTGACCAAGAGTGTAATACCAGATTCTACAAAGGATAATGTATGTCCTTTTTGTAATTCAGAATTAGTACAAATATCCACTAAAGATGAAATTTTGGGTGAATTATGGAGATGTCCAAATCATTGACTAAATTATATTCTAATCAAACGGTTATGAATGAATATCTCTGTGTTTGGTGTATTTTAAGGAAGCATTTTCTTAATTGGGATAGAGCATATCATGTTCAAGAAGAAGGCTGTCAATGTAGTTGTTCATATCATACTTGTCTAACATTCAGGAGAAAGTGTTAATCATGAAATATCTTGCACTGTTCTTTGTACTGTCTGCGGTTGTTTTGGGCGGGATTGTTTCCATGTCTTATGGAGAAGAGCACACCACATGTTTTGGTAAAGAAGCCACAATGATAGGCACGCCAGGCAATGACATTATGATTGGTACAGAATTTGATGATGTAATTTTAGGACTAGGAGGACAGGATGTGATTAGAGGAATGGAAGGAAATGATACTATCTGTGGTGGTAGTGGATTTGACAAGATCTTCGGTGGTACTGGGGATGACATAATATTGACCAGTATTGGGGATAGTAATGGGATATCTGGAGGAGAGGGTAATGATGATTGTCATATAGATATCAGTGATGCACCTAGAGAATGTGAACAAATTATTTTTATTGGAGAAGGTGAGGAGGAGATTGTGGTAACAGTAACACTTGACAAAGAGTCATATCAAGAAGGAGACACCGTCATAATCTCAGGGACAATTGATAATTCTGTAGAGAGTATTGGTGTAGGTTTTTTAGTTAAGGCTAACGATAGTATAGCACGTATTGGGGAGATAACACTTCAATCAAATAATACATTTTCAGAGACATTTATTCTTGAGCCTCCATTTTTTAGTAAAGGTAGCACAGGTAGTGTAGAAGTAACTCATGCAAATAAAACGGCTGCTGCTAATTTTACTTTTACTCCAACTCCACCACCTCCACCAAATGAGGTATTCGTTGTAGAAAATGCCAGACTTGTAGATCCGGTTACAGGACAGCAGGTGACTAGTGTTGAAACTGGAAAAACAATTCAGATACTAGTGAGTGTAGAAAACGACCAGTCAAGAGAACAGGATTATCTCTTAGAGACAAATACTGTAGGATTTGAACCTCAGACACGCTCACAAACAGGCCTTCTTGAATCTGGTCAATCATTAAGTTTGATGTATGACTTTAGGGCAATTCAGCCAGGAAACTACATAATAAACATAGAGACTTTTGATAATCCAACTGATAGAAATATTATTGCACCGACACTTACACTAAACTTGACAGTTGTGGGAGAACCAGTAGTCACTATTGCAGATCTTCTTGCGAGGATTATGATTTTAGAAGCTAAGGTTGCGGCATTAGAAGCTGCACAATAGTTAGGTTCTATCTATTGGTGGAATGTAACATGCCCTTCGATTTTCTTTTAGTGTCTCAATGATTTTGTTTAGTCGACATATCTCGTCTTTTAATACTTGTATCTTTTGATCCTAGTGTTCAATAGTAGTGTGTGAACTATGTATGAAAAGAAGATAGAGGGGAGAAATATCAGTATTGTGACAAATAATACAAGTATAGTACTAGGGAATGTCATCCGCAATTGTTTTTATCTCCCCATTGGCAAATCTTATTCTTAAAAATTGGTTTGGTTGTGCAGTACCATCATCAAAAACATATAGAACAGCCTGCCCAGTAGAGGGAGTAGAGGGCGTAGTAGTTCTGTCAGATATTTCAGTAGCTTGTGGAAGTTTTAAAACACTAGCACCGTCAAATTCCCAAGTAAGTAAAGTATTATCAAATCTTGCTCTCGTTGCACCACTGTCTGTTATAAACAGATCAGAGGCAGCCCCAAGTTGTATATCCAAAGAATCTGTTGCAGCATCATTTGCAAAAATGCTTGCAACAGCAGCACCTGGTTCAGTTGTTAGGTCAATCCGAAATACACCAGTTAGTGAATTATCATTGAACTCTGTGTCACCTCCTGAAAAATCAAATCCAGAGGCACTGGTGAATGAGAGGGAGCCATCTGTCTTGACTGCATCAGCCCAGACTTCAGCCCAAACTTGAGCAGTACGGCCAAGGTCAAAGGTGCTATCAGTTATGGGTAACAGATCAGTACCAGCCCGTCCAAGGAAGCTTATATTATCAGTAATGGCGTCCCCTAATACTATTGAAGCAGAGTTTATTGCAAACACTGGAGAAGTAACTGCAGTGGTTGCAGCATTATTAATACTATCAACATAGATCTGTGCATAAGCTAGTGCGCTAGATCCCAAGTCGTGGGTCGCATCAGCTATTGGAAGAACATCACTTGCTATCCTGCCTAGGAAAGATACACTGTCGGTTATCGCATCGCCAAAACTGATCGTAGCAGAGTTTACAGCAAAGACAGGACTAGCTATGGCAGTAGTAGCGGCGTTGTTAATGGTGTCTACATATAGTTGTGCATATGCCAGCGCACTGCTACCTAGGTCATGAGTTGCATCTGCAATAGGTAATACATCACTTGCTATTCTTCCCAGAAAACTGATAGCATCGGTTATCGCATCGCCAAAACTGATAGTGGCTGAATTAATTGCAAACACAGGAGAACCTACAGCTACTGTAGCAGCGTTAGTTATTTCGTCTACATATATCTGTGCATAAGCAAGAGCGCTGCTACCCAAATCATGAGTGGCGTCAACAATTGGTAACAAATCTGTAGCTTGTCTTCCCAGGAAATTTATTGAATCAGTAATGGCATCGCCTAGATTTATTGTCGCTGAGTTGATGCTGAATATGGGGCTTGCTATTGCAGTTGTGGCAGTTGCATTAATAGTCTGCACAAACAGATTTTGCCACTCTAATGCAGATGTTCCAAGGTCGCGTGTGGCATCCCCGTCTGGAAGCAAATCAGTATTGATTGATGTCGTCCCTAGATTGTCTAGCTCTGTGGTTGCACCAGCTGTAGTAATGGTTGCGTTAAGAAGTAGTACTGGCCTTAGTTTGCCGTCACCATCCGCATGGACTGATATTAGTGATACTGTGTCAGCTGCTGTGCCAAAAACAGGGATAGGATCCCATTCCGAATCATTGAATGTTATAGCATGAAGGCCGGGATTATCCTGTGTCACTTCAATGTAGAAATCAAATCCATTAGAAGCTGATGTCGGGATATTTGATATGGTAATGTCACAGTCTCCTGTTGCGGTAAATTCCAGCTTATGTCCTGTCGTTAGATCCAGGTCGTGGGTTACTGTTCCTGATTTGTCTCCCTGCCTGTCCACCGGATAGTTTAATGGGAATGAGGCAGAGCCTCCTCCTCCGCCTCCACTAAGTTCCCATTCGGCAGAAAAGCTAGTCAAGACAGGTGCGCCAGTAGGGGAATCGGGGTCAAACTCTAAAGAAAAAAAGTCACCAGCGCTGTACAGTTGGTCTATGTTAGGTATGATATGGGTGCCAGTTGCAGTAATGTTGACAGTTTTAGTTGGAGACAAGTCAGCACTGTTTCTTCTTATTGTAGCGTCATAGCTGCCCCCAGTGAGGGTACCGGTAATTTCGATGTAGAGAGTCTTTAGAGTCTGAGGGGATGCCATAACTACACGGGCAATATTTTCTGTAACGTCAAGGCCAAAGCCGGCAAATGGACCAAACGAGGTATATTGAGTAAGGGAAAGGCTGAGGGAATCCTGTACGACGTGTGACTGTGCAAAAGTTGCTGTTCCGCCACTACCTAATTCAAGGAGATTGGCTATACAATATTCATTGGCCAAGGCAGTCAGTGCAGTTACTGAGATGATACGCAGTTCAACGGTGACATCAGTTGTAGGTTCAACGATAATCTCTGGCAGTGGTTGGTTTGCACTATTATCTGTATTTGTCTGCGCCTGATAGATTCCCCTCTTTCCCAGTTCTGTAGCGTTTGTAATATCATACCATGCCACTACCAGTTCTCCTGTGGCGCCTGAGAATTCTGGCCTTAACTGTCCTGATAATTTGTAAGTCCTGTCTTGTTTTAACTCAAAGATCCCATCCAGCTGTCCTGCACCTGTCTGTAATACAATACCACCATCAGTATCCTTGGTGTCAAATTCAATATGGTCAGTTGCTGCAATGTTAGCGGTTTGGTCGGCAGACAGGCTAGCTGAGACGAATGTTGTAGAACTTGCAGCAGCTGCAGCTGCTGCACTCTCACTTATTGCTATAATCCTCCAGGTCTGGGTACCAGCAGTAATATCATCTTGCAAAAGTACAGATTCGTCATTGTTTAGGGTAAAAGTGGAATCGCCTGGGCATAATATCTGTCCTGCACCTCCCGCTGCGTGGCTGATAGTAATGGCAGTTTGTGTATTTATTCCAGTAAGGGTTAGTTTCTGGCCAGGATAGATACGTCCGTTAATAATATTTTGCAGGTTGGTTTCAACAGAACTAGAGACATACACTAATGGTCGTATCTGTCTCTGTTCCCCAGAACCAGTCATGCTGATATCCAAGTCATTACTTCCATCAATTGCATGCACTTCACCTGTTTCTCCTATAGGGCCATTCAGCTCGCCTCCAAACTGGAGGCTTAGTTTAGTTTCATCTGCTTTTCCTGGGGATTGGCCTTGTGGTATTCCAGTGGGAGAGTCATTAAATGAGGAAGTTATACCAGATTTATCCTGTCTGGCTTTTCCATAGGCTTCTACAAGTCGTCTGGCAGTTCTAACGTCACTGTCATATGAGTTGAATTTTCGTGGCTTTCCCATTATGTAAACACTTTCACTCCAAGGATACGTCGCCTTAGTCCGCCAGGTCCGTTGGGAGGCTTTGTAATGGAGTATTCAATTCGTTTGGCTACGAGTTTTATCGTATTAGCTCCACTATCCGCATCAGATACAATCTGATCATTTTCTAGAAAGAATGAATCTCCAAAATCTATATCAAAAATGTCATCGCCTGATGTCTCTATATTGTATTCCTTATGCTGGAACTTCTCTATCTCTAATTGTGATTTGGCATCATTTTGTAGTTGTTTGTACACGGATATGTTTGACCTCTGTAGGAATGTCGGTTCCAGATTCAGGGTTGTTTCCTGACCTGAAGTGACTAGCAATGGCTTTACAAATCTGAATCCGTCTAGGGTAAGATCCAGTGTTCCTCCTGCAAACTGTGAGAACTGGACACTATTTCCAGCCTCGTTAACTACGGCATTGGCAGGATTGTACCTTCCAAATTTGTCATATACCGGTTCATACTGGATTCCTACAAACTTTATGTTACGCCACTCAATGATATTGATAACCTCCAGTTCTTTAGGAGGTACAAAATTGGCAATGATTGCATCAAATCCATACACAGGCTTTCTTCCTCTGTAGATACGGAATGCAGATATGGGTATTGGTACATCCTGCCAGGTATCTCCAAATTCCACTGCAAAGTCGGCATATACTATATTGTCTGATGTGTCAATCATGAAACACCTCATTCTGTGCTCGTCATTTAGTATTACAGAGCCGATAGTGACTTCCACCTTTACCCAGAACGCCACGCTGTTAATTGGTCCTAAATCCTCAGAACTGCTTCCCTGATTAAATCCTCTAAGACCGTCATGGGATAAATGCATATTTTGGATATCCAGTGTTGCAGGCTCTGTCTGGGATTGTGTTCCTCCCCCAAACAGATCCCCTACTCCTTCTGAAATTCCATTAAAGTCATTGTTTGGAAATGGCACTCTCCAACCAGCCCATGCACCCCTGCCATACCAAGAACCCGTAGGATCTGAGGCTGATGCTGCTGCAGAAACAATGTCTCCCCACGTATACCTGAATCGTATAGCAGAATTAACATTTTTTGTAAAGGATTGTCCTGTAGTGTCAGTAATGTGAGGATATGTAGTGGCGTCAGTAATATCAGATCTTGGGGTGCCATTAACCAGATCTACCCCTGCAACATTAGTTACTGAGGTTACTGGATGAAAGCAGTCATTAGCGTAAGCACTTGCTGAGATATTAGACCAGCTATGTGCAGGCCCGGCGGTAATAGTATCTTCATAGATATCAGCCTCGTCAATTACTGCCACCTGTACCTTTGTGTTTGAAGTGTCAAAGGAATATTTCTTCTGCCATGCAGAACCGGTCCATTCTGCCACCATATTAGCAAAATTGGCAAGTGCGCCAGTAGGGGAATTAGAATTAACTAGTACACGAAATCCCCTAGGTAAAGTAGTCACATCAGTAAAGTCATATGCATATCCCTCGTTTGATGCTCCGTTATCAATCAGAGCAGTGAGATTGGCATCAGAGACGGCAATTGCGTCAACCCAAGTCCTGAAGAACTTGTCATCCCATACCACTAAATTGATATCCCATGCTCTCTCAGCACCTGTTGGCAGTCCCATTGCGTTACTCCATAGGGTGGCCTTGTCATCAGTCCATAGGGAATACTGTATTGAATCACCAAACTCATCTTTCATATCTATCTGCTGCCAGTTGGAATCAGTATCATTACTGCCAGCGGTAGGGCCGGGAGGAGTGTTGTTAAGGTTACTGTTTATTAGCGATTTGTAGTGTTGTGCAGTTCCATCACTGGCCGTAACTTTTATCATTGCATCAGTTGGATATGTAACAGTACTGTCGTATTCTGGTCTGAATTTGAACTGGATTAATTCCGAATCATACCTTGAAAACTCTACAGGCAGAGACCCATGATCTGCAGATCCCCATGACAATACATTAGTTCCTGTCGGGTTGCTAATCTGGCCTTCCTGTTCTCCTACAGTTTTGGGAGATGTAACCTTTGCATTCTTAATGGTTACAGTAGGGGTGTTATCTCCGCTTTCTCGTAGTCTGAACCGGATTAAATTCTTGGCATCAGCTACAAAGGAGAGCTCAAAGACTTTTAGCGCACCGCCGCCAGACACTGAGGCCAGATATTTATCCAACAGATCCATCCAGCGGTTATATGCTGTGTCTTCATTTAGTGCATACTCAAAGTGGTTCGCATCAAAGTCAGGGAGCGCATTGCCTACAGAACCAGTCCATGCAGTGGCAGAAGAGGCCAAGGTTGGCTGGTTGCTGCCCTTGTTTTCAGTATACATATCTGCGATATCCTTGGCTACAAAGAAACCGTTTGTCTGGTAGTATGGTTTTGATACATGGATATGCTGGGTATGATACTCTGTTCCCAGGCATTCAAGGGTGAGAAGAGTCCCTTCACGCTTGGTAATGGTGGGAATGATATCCATTACCTCATAGTATCGTTCATAACTATTCCCTCCAAGGTCAGTACATTTTATGTCAAATCTGTCATGCTTCTCTACGATATTGCCATTCTCGATAAATTTTCCATTCAGAGAACGCAATACTATGGTGGATTGGTTAACCTCGCCTGACCCAGTATCGGTAAATGCCGGAAGGCTCTTGACATCACTGGTGAAATTAGCAGTAGTGGCATAGTTATCCGAGTTGTCATACCAGTCTACGGTAAAACCGGTGTAATTAGATGGCACTAGCTATGTCTCCACCCAGTGCTAATGAGATTATTACACCTGCCTTGTCCTTGTATTCTGCGTCTCGAATAAAACGTATTGACCTGATATGATACCCGTAAGTCGAGGTTGGGATCACCCCAAACTGTGGCAGGTCATCCAGTCTCAGTCCATATCTGCCTTTTGTAAACAAGGTGGCAGTGTTGCCATCCTTTAGAAATCGGATTAGTTTGTTTGTTGCAGCAGTTGATACGTCATTATTAATGTTAGACACCCTGCCTGTAATCTGGATATCCAGCCCTTCAATTCCCATATCCTGAATCTCGTTATTATCAGCATCGACTGCCTCGTTTTCTGGTACTGCCCTTCGAAAGTCAATCTCGGTATTATAGATTCTGGAATCTCCTGCAGTTATAGGATCTGCATTGAATAGTACTGTGTTTGTAGCTCCTGCCGTTGCCTCTGTTCCATTACCGGCACTTGCCTGTACCTGCCAGAGTGCCGCATTCTCGTTTGCCATTATTGGCCAAACCTCCCTCGCTTGCCTCTAGACATTGACAAATCCTGCCCTGAGGCCTGACCTGTTGTAGTTGGCTGTTGGAAATTGTTAGGTATTGGGGAGGATTGTAATCCAGCCAGTGCTCGCAAGTTGGAAGATACCTGACCTGCTCCCCCGCGCAACCCGCCTATCGAAGTCACTATGATATTTGCTCTGCCTTGGAGTAGTTTCTGTTTCTCTTCTCTGGAGCGAAACGCCAATATTTCTTTTGAGATGTCACGTCTGAATCTCCTGTCAAGAAATCGTCCTGGTTTTAACAACTCATCAATGATAAATTTTACAACCTCGAAGAACACCAATGCAAGAGCAGCAACGCCTGCACCTTTTGCAAATTTCCCAAATACACCAGTAATAAGAAACTGAATTGGATTATGTGCCAGACTGCGTACGTTCCCAAATTGCTCTCTGGTAAATCGGTGAACCTCGCCTATGTTTCCCTTATCAAAAGTATCAACTCTCTCTACAGCAGTGTCTATAGCCTGTGAGCGCTTTACGTCTTCCTCTTCCTTACCTTCACGTATAAACTCCTCAAGATCAGGCAGGGCTGTTGCGTTGATCTGTTTCACCTTGTTGGTAAAGTTTGGACTGGCACTGGTCCAGTCTGTATTTTGTAGAATTTCTTCTATCATTCGTTTGATTTCTTCAGCTAAATTGGCCATTCTGTCACGTATCCGGTACGGTGTCTCCTGTTACTATTACAAACAAGTTAATTTTGGTAGCTCCGTTCGCTCCTGCAGATATATCCATTGTCTCAATCACTCCGGTTGCAGCATAGGTTACGGTGGAGGCATCCCTTCCCGTGCCTACAAACTTCCAATCTGTGCTGGTCCAGTCTCCATTGGTATCAGTCTGAGTTAGTGTGTTAAGAGAACTGGCCTCAGGTGTAGTGAATAACAAAGTGACAGTAAACCAGCTGTTCCCCTTTCCTGCGACATAATCCACATTGCCATCAGTGGTAGCGTTCCTGTCAGATACACGGGATATGTGAAGGAACAGATCCTGTGCCTTTACGTATTCATCAGAACCGACTTCTAATCGTAGATCCTCGGCATTTACAAGTTCAGGTGTCGCTCCGATATCTGCCATTATGCCACCGTGTACGCTGTTGTAGCACTCACTATTGCCTCTATGGTAAACTCTACAATTGCAGTGTCCTCAAAGGTCTTTCTTATTCTAGTTATTAACAGTGGGATTGATTCGGTAAATGTGACGGGTGTACCTTCTGTATTATCTACAGAATGCAAGAATACAATTTCAGCAAGTTCGTTATTATTTTGTAACTTGTAAATATTATCCAATGCTTCTATAGTGCTGCTGGTAATGTCTGCTTTTTTGGTATAAGTAACACATGAGAATGTTCCAGAAAAACCTCCTTGGAAATAGTCTGCTACTCCTTGGGTTGCAGTTCCGCCTCGCACATACTCTGCTATCACGTCATATCCAAAGTCTATCTCTACAGTATGGACTTCAGTGAAAGTATAGTCTGATGCTGGTTTGGAGTCAGCTGTAGTGGCTGACGTGTCTAGTGCCAGTATTCCATTTGAGAATCCGTGAAATACGGTAGAATCATCACTTTGCAGATGAGTTAGTGTAAATACTAAGAGACGTTTTAGTTCTGGTTTACTTGCATCCTCAAAGTTGTCACGGTTCACCCACTGCCTGTCTGTCTTGCTGAATATGCCAGTGCCAGATGATGGATTATAGACTGTCTTTACTATTCGAACTACCTCTTCACACATATCCTCAATGTCCTGTTCGGCTTCGTCATACTGTGTCTCATTACTTCCCTTTAGGCGATATCTGCAGGTTATCTCAAATCTGTCGTGTATCTCCTCAAACTTGGGGTGAGTAATTACATTTTCATTTCCAGCTGTGTTTATCTTTTGTACCTCTACTGCCTTGCTCCACTCGTTTCCTACTATTTGGGGGTGTGCATAAAACTGAACAACCTCTTTCATGGTTGGAATAGAAGTCTTGGTGAGTTGTCCTGTTAATGCCCAGCCTGCCTCTATGGAATCCCGTAGTGTATCTGCACCAAAATCACCCATGTCAGACCTCCGTGCCAGTTACGGCAGAAGTGGTCTTTGAAAAAGTGGATCCTGACAGTCCTGTGGGGTTTCTCTTGCCATACTTGGCCATGATATGGTCCTGGATTCTCTTCTCCCAATGCTCAACCCCGCTAAGAACCCGGTCTTTTGCAGGAGTCTGCCAGTAATTATAGGTAGCTGCTGCCAAAAAGTCTGACAATCCTGGAAGTTCGGCATCTCCCACTACGGGAACAGTGGCATGCATTTCTATTTGTGTGTCTACATAGGCATCAGAGTTTACTATTTGGTCGTCTATCTTGTCATCAGCATCAGTGTTTGAAATTTCAATATTACATAATCGTTTAACATTAGCTTGTGTGGCATGGGCCATATGATGAATTTGTACATGAATTTATTTGAGTGTTATTTCTTCTTTTTTGATTTCTTTTTGTGTGGTGTTCCTTTGGTTGCGTACACATCACCTATTGCCTCAGTTAAGGTGTTATGAGTTTCCTTAGTTTTGGGGATTGTTGCTGAGGCGTTGCCCTTGCTATCCATATATGATAGTCTGGCGCCTGGACCTCCTGGACACTTTTTGCTTCCAGCTCCATGATCTATAGAATCGGCTGCTAGCTCGTAGGTTTTGCCTTCTGCAGACTGTCTGCAAATTTCACATTTTACTAAGGGCATAAATCAAAATAAGACTCAAATGATAATAAGTGTTATTAGACACCTAACTTGGTATAGATTAGATAGTACGGCTCGTGCTAAGTCGTTGGTTTACCTGTCTACTACTATATGTAAACAATAGCACATTAAAATCAACTCAAATAGGGTGGACTCTGCTAGCGGAGAATGAAGCCCGTAACTTAAATTACATTATAACACAAGTGTTATTAGGATATAGAAGGTCTTGCCCGTTTGGCTTGACTTGCAGCAAAATATCCACAGATAGTCAAGAATATAGTGTCACTGTCACATTTTGCACTAAGGAACTCACCTTCTGTAATCCCGATGTTTAGTCCTGGCAATGATATGACTTGCTGGCGTGCGACATCAAACTTGAATAGTGGTTTATTCACTATAGTGGATAATTCGTCGCTTGCCTCATATACCTCCACTATGCTGCCCTGTGCTGTTATCAGTCTTGTTGCGTTAACTATGATGTCAGTTATGATGAATATGTGGCCTGATCTTGGCTTGAAGAAATTAAATGCAGTGTCATCCACATTCATGTCATGCTGGATGGAGACTGAGAAATCAAGATTCCCTACTACAAGCTGATTGTGTTCTGTTACCTTGGCAGTATTACTTGATGCATCATCACTGATTCTGACATCTATCATTACGTTTCAGTTTCAAGATGACAGATAAGTGCCGCATATGCTTCGACAGACCCAGAGGATAAATTGGGATTTATTCGTACTCCTATGCTGTTTCCTTTTTGCAGTACCATGTTGATATTGGCAAATACCCTGCCTTGGCCGTTCTGGGCAATTAGTATGGTGTCAGTTCCGTCTGTGAATGTTTCTCCACTGGCTCCCTTAAAGGCATCAGCTGTTAATGTTTTTGCGCTTCCAAAATCTCTGTTTGCGTTTTGGTCAATGCTGATACCTGCTGTAATCATTGTTCCGGCAGTGGGATTCCTGACTATGAATATTTCTACATTGTCTGAAAAACTTCCGGTGCCTATTCCTATTGCTATCGAGGATATGAACAGACTCTTGTCTTCGTTGTTTTTAACATACATTACGGCCGTAGTGGCAGACAATACAATCTGGCCTGTGTTTAGGTTGTAGCCGTCTCCGTTATCTATGGCCTCATTTTCTGCTGTCTTTTGGACTGCGTCAATCCATAATCTTAGATTACTGCCAACTTTTGCAACATTAGTTATACCAGAACCAGATTCTACCCTAACCAAGCTTATCACCTACAATTTCTTTCATATAATCTAAAAGTGTTTTTAGTGAACTGTCAATACTGTCTAGCAAATCCAATACGCGCAAGTCCTCAAAAGTTCTTAGCTGTGTTCTCTCTGATGGCATGACCTGATAAATATCATTATTGTCTATTCCAAGTGTGATATCACCACCAAGTCCTTCTACTTTGTGTTGTCCTGCACGTGTTCCTGCCATGACGTTAGAGTATAATGATTTTATTTGAGTGTTAAAAAAAAGAAAGATGTGATTCCTAGAAGGAAGTCACTTTAAAGGCCCCATCCTCATGGGCTTCCTTTGGTTGGTATCTGACTACAAGGTCAGTCTCATAGAGTCCGCCTGTGGTCAGGTCAAAGTTCTCTAGTGTGAGATCTTCTCTCAATCCGACTACTTGTGCAACGTCACGTTTGGTAATCATTACAGTACCTTCCGTGATTTGTGGGGTTTCCCATACGTTCTTCAGTCCGAGTGATGCTGCCATTCCAGAATTATTCACTACATCTGTCTGGTCGGTTGGACCTAGGATGAATCGTGACAAAAATGGATATGTTCCGCTTGCACCTGTAGAGGTGGCTACTGCTTGGAATGCATCTCCTGGGTGGATAAACATGGTATCTGCCCTGTTCCTTTGAGTTCCTGGGAACTTGCTTCGAATGACATTGGATAATGCCTCGAACTCTGAGTGAACAGAGGTTGCAAGATCCAGGCTTGCTCTTGTGTCGGTGTTAACTGTAGTGTCTGCTATTAAAGTGTCGATAATGTCTTTTCCAATATTGAAATAAAACATATTTCCGGCGTTCTTTAGTGGCTGCTCTACAGCTAGGAAGTTGTTGTCTTTGACATCGTTTCTTTGGACTTCTATAGTTCCTCTATAGGAGTTGTTTGTACCTGAACAGTCTAACTCAACTGGTTCGGATTTGCCGCCAATTGTTGGGGCCTTTCCTGTACCACCTTCTGCGAAGATGGCCATTGTGTCAGCTGCTGCTCCTCCGACTGTGTCGGTGTATTTGGTTATTGGCACGTTTACCTTTGGTGTGTCCATTTGGATTAGTCTGGAATATTGTTTCCAGTCACTCCAAGGTTCTGCACCCTCGATAATCTCATCTGCAATCTTTAAAGCTGACAGGCTGTTTGGAACATTTACTGTCTCTCGTAGGTTTCCATGGCCATTGACCATGTCTCCCATTCTAAGACCGTATCTTGAATGCCAGATCTTTGCGAGATTTGGATTCAATTTCATGTTCTCAAATGAATGTTCAGCTTTGTCGAAAAATACTGATAACGGGGTTTCCCTGATGGGTCTCCAGATATCAAACTTTTCGCCACTCTTTGCTCTTGCATCGGCATTAACTGCCAATGTCTCCTGTACATGAGCCAGTTCGTCCAGATTTAGGATGGATTGACGTGTCCATTTTTCCTTGGCAGGCAACTATAGTACCCCCATTGGATTTACCAAGCAAGGGATAATATCACTTGCGCCAGTGGTAGCCAATAATGCCTTACCAAATACTTCGTCTGATGCTGCGGCCAGTTCAGCGATGCCGTCAACTGCATCTATTGTAAGATTGCTCCCCAATAGGATAGCGGCTGAGTTACCGTTGACTTTGACTTTGCAACGTCCGAATATACAAACAGATACTGCTTCTCCCGCTGCATCGGCTGCTGATTGATCTGACCCAGAGAATGTACCATCTATTACACCGGCAACAACTACGCCCATAGCGTATGCTCCCTGTGTATCATCAGGTGCAACTCTTGGTAATCTCTCACCAGTGGCTGCTGCGACAAGAATTACAGGTGCTCCAAGATCCACGGCTTCGCTTGCAATAGCTTCGATTACGATATTGCCAGCTGTTCCGCCATCTATAGGGCCATTTTCAAGTCCTGTGTATAAATCTGCCATAGTATGGTTTTTTGGCAATACTATATAGGGGACTAAGTATTTCACGTAGTGGAGACTGTGAAACTATCAAAAGTTAACTTTAAGATAATGTCCACCAAGGAATATGGAGATCTGTTAGTCATTGACTGTCTCCCATACTACAAGGCTGAAAATACAAAAGAGGCCAAAGCAAACCTCAAGAGGATGAATGAAATTATAGATGTTTATCTAGAAAGGAAAAAACCATTTTGGAAACGATAAACTATCCAAAAGAAAATGAATAATTATCAACGATATAGAGAACGGGCTCTAAAAAGAGACAAGAAACGTTACAGACACTTTCATGATTTGGCCATGACTCATTACGGCGGGGATGATCCTGCATGTGTCTGTTGCAGGGTGCAGGCCAATGAATTTCTGCATGTGGCAGATTCATCAGGAAATACAAGACAGGACGTGATTACTCATCCTACTCATTACCCTGAGGGATTGCAGCTGTTATGCTGGAACTGTTCTCACTGTATGAGGATGTACGATGAATGTTTGCATATGCGCCCAATTGAGGATTGTTAGTTGTGGTGACCGTCTCGTATCCTACATGACGAGGTAAGGTCTGTCGGGTCCATCCACCGTGTAGGTCGCATATACTATTCTATGGATAACTAACCTTGTTATTATTTGTTAAAAATATTAACTCCCTATTGTGCCACATAACAATTTCCAGCCGTAAAACTGTGATTGTATCGGTCACTAACGGTATAGGGTTTATCGAACCATCTATTATTCCTCCAGAGATATTTTACGTTCTCTCTATGCTTTTCACAGATTGCTACTAGTCATGAAGGATATTCAATACTTCTTAATAAATATTAAAAAAGAGAAATTGGTTATTATTCATTGAGCGCCATTCAGCATGTTATTCATTTCATATATCTCGTTTCTGGTCTCTTCAAGCTTCATTCGATTAAATGATACTTTTGGGAGGCCGTCATTAAACGATGTGGTTTCATGAATATTTCTTGCCATTGCATTTTCCTTCACAGAGCCAATATCCAAGGTCATGGAAGCTTTGTTTGTTTCCGTCTCCCTTAGACGACTGTCAAGTGCCTTGATTGCCTCTTGCTGTCGGGCTACATGTGTTAGGATTGGTTTCAATGCTTCTTTAACCGTGTATTGCATTTGCTGAAGTACTGCCGGGTTTAGTCCAGGTGGTAACTGTGGCTGCATGCCTTGCATGAGTTGTGGTGCGATTGGAGGCATTGGGCCTTGTGGCATTCCGTTTGGTGGCGGTGGCATGCCCTCTTTCATCTGGTCTTCACCTGATGCTGATTCCAAACCAGTAACCTGCCCTTCTGTACCTTCCTTTGGATATGGCTGTATAGTATCTGAGGATTGTTCAGAGCCTGAGGTTCCTGATCCGCTTACTATATCACCGGACTCTGTAACCTTTTTGTCAACATCATCCTCACCATCTCCGACATTGGCTACAAATGGCTTTGAGCCTTTTGGGTCATCCATCTCTTGGATTGCCGAGTCTATGAAACTTCGTTTAATGTTGTCCTGGTCTCGGAGTGCATATGCTGTCTCTACCAGTTTTTTAACTGCCGGACCTGCATTTGCTTCCTGTAAAACTTTTCTTGCATCTGCAATACAATTACACGCTTTTAGTCGTGCACCTATATTGGATTTTGAAGTCATTCAATGTTGTTTGGGCTGTTTTTATTTGAGTGTTATTAGTTTTTTTCCATGAACTTCGTTATGACACTTGTCGCATAGAGATATGCCATTACCCATGTTTAGTGCCAATTTTGGATATTTTACCTTGTGAATTATGTGATGAGATAGTTTTGCAGTACGACCACATACTTGACATATTCTACTATCTCGGTTTCTTACAAATGATGACCAACCCCTTAAGGCAAATGTAAATTGATATACTCGGAGATTTGTCTCTCTTGAAATCTTTTTTAAATGTCTTTGTAATTTGATTAATATCTTTTCAGGATTGTTCAGTTCCCATTTCTTACAACTTATTTTTCTTCGGTCAGGATGAGCCAATCTATATTTCTTTGAAGATATTCTTTCTCTTTGTCTACTAAATTCTATATTTTTCTCTCTACATTCCTTGTCGTGTTTATGTTTCTTATCTAAAAGAACAGAGTTTGATTTGGTTCGTTTCCAATCTCGTTTAGCATATGCCCTTTGTTTTTCAGGTGTCTTTGCTCTCCATTCTCTTTGAGCCTCAAGACTTTTCCAAACCATTAATGTCTGTTGTATTATTAACTATAAAGCCTGTAGGACAGTGTTTTTCACACCTGGTTGGGCATATGCTATATGTTTGCCTCTCCATGTCATGCCATTGGGATTAGTCACTACATATGTCAAGGCAATGCCATCAATTTCACCTAAGATCACTCCTGTAGGTACTATACATACTTCACAATCTGAACTAGTACAGTTATCATCACATGGTTTCATTTCTTGGTCTCGTGGAGCCCCTCCATTAATTGAAACTGCTGTAATGTCTCCTTGTTGTATTGCTTCAATGATTTCAGGGTCTGACTCGTGAACCAGCATTTGTATCTCTTTTCTTTTCTTGTCATATTCAGCATCAGCTATCAAGGCGCCTGTCTTGAATTTCTCTCCAAGATGATTTATATCCATGGTATTATTTACAGCGGTTCGTGTCATTGCATGAAGTTCGTCACCGTCTAGCTTGCGTCGATGTGGTTCCCCTTCTGACATGTGATTAGTTATAGTTTCAGCACCTGCACGAATTAAATACCATTGCCCGTCTGATTTTATCTTCCTTACCCTGTCCAGATATTCGTCAGACAGCCAGTCAAACTCATTTCTAATCTGGCCTATTGATTCCTGTATGGGGCTGTTGGTTCTGGGAAGGTTTAGTCTGGTACCTCCGCAGTCATGCTGCCCTTTTATAATATCATTGAATGCCTTGCCCATTGAACCAGCCCCCTTTAGACTGTCAAACTTTCTTTCTGGCACACTACAAAAGTCATATTCCTTTCCGTTTAGTATCATGGTCATTTCATTTGTGTCCCTGTCATATTTCACATTGCCGACAAATGATGATGAATTGGTGAATGCCTCAAATCTTGGAGACTGTACCACTTCTTTCCAACCGTCATTTATGGTTTCATCAAATTTAAACTCGTCAGGATCTGTCATGTCAAGATGAATGTGTATCTCTGGAGATGATTCATCCTTTACTACCCTTACATCCATTGCTGGCTGTTCTCCGTCTGGGTGGAGATACAGATCTCTTTGGTTGTCTATCTTGTCTGAGAATTTGGTCTCATTCATTGGCGGTTCAAACAGTATGCTATGTGGGTCTATGTTGAGTCCCTGTGTTGATATGGGTGGTTCCTTGTTTGCACTCCAGCCCTCCTCATTATGCATTGACGGTTCAGAGTTTACCTTGGATCCCGTGGCAACGTAGTTGGTCTGGTCATATGTGGGATATCCTACTACATCTGGGGTGTTGAGACGTAATGGCTCCGATAAATATGGTTCAAAGGGTGGCGAGTATTGTGGCGGATATCCGGTATCTGGGACATTTAGTGTTATTGGTGGCACTTCGGGGTGATTATGTATGGAGCCGAGTGGCGGGTTTATGGCTATTATCTCGTTTAGTACCTTGGCTTTTTGGATATCGTCATTGCCTGACATATTATCATTTCTCCGTAAAGTTTAGTCTGATGTCTGTCGGTCTTGGGTTTCTTGCCATGTCATCATATATGGCATTGCTCATTGGCGGTGTTCCTGCAGTCTGGTTGTCAAACTGTGGATATACCTGACCCCCACCGATGTCTGTCTGCATTGAATAGTTCATACTATAAGGATCCATTGCCATTGCGTTTTGTTGCTGGGTAATCTGGTCGGTGTACTCTTTTCGTAGTTGTAAGCCATTCTGTTCTAAAATGTCCCTGATTTCTATTGGGTCAGTTACAGCCCCTGAGGATATGCCAATTTCCAATAGTTTTATGGCCTCTTCCAGTTCAATGTCTTTCTTTTCAATGTGGCCAAAGTTTAACTCATACTCGCAGTCCTCCCATGGGATGCCTACCATCCCACCTCCGTATGATATGTCATAGTTGGGATTGGATACATACCATGGCTTGAATAGTTTGTTGATTAGTTGTCTGGTCACTGCAAATGGGAATGATGCCAGTCCTGCCTCGTCTGTTTCTTTTGAGGATTCAGCGTTTGCATACTGGTGTGATTCCTCTGAGCCCTGTTTGCCTGAAAAATTGTTCAGTGCCTTGAATAATGCGCCTTGTGTGAGATCTGTGAATTTTGCGGGGTCAAAGTCTCTTTGCTGGGAACCCAGTTCCTGTACTTCCAGCTTACTCCCCACTACAAAGTCCTCGCCAACTTCCAGGTTTTTTAGATCTGCCTGTAACTGGGCACGTTCGTTATCATCAGCGTCAACTGCCTGGTATATATTACGGGATATGTACCTCTTTTCTGCCAAGTTCATGGCCATGGCTGTGGAATATTTCCTGTCCAGCATGGATGGTAGGGTTTTCAGCACCGGGCCATTGGACGTGATATCCTCAAAGTCTCTACTTGATACGACAGAGGTCATGAAGCCCGTACCAAATGCTGATGCGTTAATTGGATTCCAACAGAAATGAATTATATCCTCCTTATTGTGATACCCCTGATACTCTGAACCTCTAAATTCATACTTGTATGGCACTCTTTGCCTGTCCCACCAAATTCTGACAAACGATGATATGGGGACATGCATTAGGTCATCTGCCCCCCTGATATACGAAATTCCCAAGCGTGGCTTCCATACTGAATTCCCATAAGCTAACAGTTCCTTTACCAGAATGGTGTCAAACCAGTCAAAGTCCAGGTCTTTTGTGAAATTCTCGATATAATCAGTCATTACATCACTTGCACCCTTCCAGTAGTGTTCTCCCCCTGTGATAGTTGATGCCAGATGATTGATTGCCAATTGTACATCCTCGTCGTTTTTCATGGGTATGACTTGTTGTGAGAATGGTGGTTTAGGGATATCAAATGTCTTGGTTGTGTATCCTTCCCTGGAATATGCACCGACTGTTGATATTTCCGGTCCCCATACTGGCTGGGATACAATTTCAGAAAATGAGGTTTTAAGGTTGTTAAGGTTTATTGGCTGCGTTCCTGCCTTTCCGTAACTGCGGGGTGTCTCTATAATGTGTAGCTTTTGCAGGCCGTTGGCCAGTCTGCTCCTAAAGGTCATGTGTTAAAAATGGCGGTGTTTTTATTTGAGTGTTATTTGATTGAGAACTCTAGTGTATAACTAGAGTCCTACATTGCTTATTGCTTCTGCTTCAGTGATTACAATGGCAGTTGGCGGGCTTGCTAGTAACTATTGCATCCAAGGTTCCAGTTGTGACTATGACAGCAGTCATTATTTTACTCCACCACCAGAGATTCAATACCCGTTTTTCTGTCATCTGTTCTGATCTGTTTTTCCTGATCTGTCAACAATCTTGATTCCAGTGCTTCTTCTGTGATATCTATATCGTTGTAAGTGGCAAAGATTCCAACTAAGATCTTGCTAGTCAGAGGTCTTGAATATTCTTCTGTACCTGTTTTATCTGGTTGTAGTACGCCGTCAGATGCTCTGAAGCCCTTACGGGGTATTCTATATTTTGTTCTCATTAGTGTCTCTTGAGAATCAAAGTCTGCTGTATCGACAAATTTTATTTCAGTCATAATAATGACGTTATGTTCCCCACCTGTTTACTAAATATTGTTCAATGGATGTCAAATCAGTACCTGTTATTTCAGCATCATAAATTAAAATTTCTCCGACTCTTATTGTTCCTCCCAATGCCTCGTTTACATTGGCATTAACATTAATTCCGTCTACCGGATTGGAACCTACATTACCAGTATGAATTTCAGAGGCGTTTTCCCTAAGACTGGAGGAGGCACCATTAAAGACAGCAGTAAGCTGTGTAAATGAGGTGTTTCTAACGGTACTTGAAGGAGTACTGTTACCGGCAAAAATTCTGTAATTTCCAGTAGTTGTTAATTGGTCTATAAGCTGTCTCTGACCAGAAGTATCACCATCTATGTAAGTATGCAGAGCTGCGGTATCAGAATCAGGTAACAATGTTATGAATATTGTGTTTGGTTGGGAAAGGGATCCACCAACAAATGAATCAACATGCAGGTATTCAGAGGCATCATTAAAGGTGATTACGTTTTTGCCGTTTTGTGTATCTGCACCTGTAGTTGGCTGGTTTACACCTGTTGCTTGAACCAAATGATTCCCTTCGCCGGATTTGTCGTCCCATTGGGAGACATCTCCACTGGATTCCGTAATTGTGGCAAGATCTGATGCGTCATACCAACATATGAGTGCAGCCACATCAGAAGGTAAAAATCCTCCTCTGTTTATACTGGTTCTAGGCCATAAAGACGGATTACTCATCAATCCTTTGTAGCCTCATCGGATGAATATGTAATGTTTACTCCAATGAGCTTGGCATCAGCTGACAGTGTATCGGATATGTCTCTTGATATCTGTAGTAAGATAGCTTCTCCTTTGGTTGCACCTGCAATTGTGACATTCCCAGATTCTGCAGTGTTGTGCATATCATTGGCAGTAAGTAGTGTATCAGCTGCAGTGGATGCTGGCGTTCCACCAATGGCAACATCTATTGCATCGCTGTCGCTATAACTATGGCCTGCTAACGTCCAGATTACAGTGCCAGATCCTGAAGCAGCAGTCCATTTTGCATTAAATGTAATTGTTCCTGCATTCCATTCTGCTGGTGGTTCCCACCAGAACTGTACCTTTTCAGAAGTGGTCGTATCAAAGTTAAATGTTTGTAGCATAATATCATTGGTAGCAAGCTCTAGCTCTGCAAACTCTGCACCATTGGTAGTGACAGTTCCCCAAGCTCCGGCTGGGATCCACTGGGTGTGAGTGCCAATTGGAGATATACTATTCCCTGCCTCTTGCCATTTGCCTGTAGCTGCAATGTTTTGGTTGTCTGTTCCCCAGGTGTTTGCTTCTCCTTCATAAGCAAAATTATCATCAGTTACTGCCGTATCAAATTGTGCTGAAGTTCCAGTAACAGTATTGGATCCTAGTGCAAGTGACTTGTTTGTCAGTGTTCCTGTTCGTGCGTCTGAATAGGTTCCAAACAGTGTTGCAGTCGTATTCTTGTCATTATCAGAATCACTGACATCAAGCCAAGAAATCTTATCAGCATCGGCAATTGTGGCATCTGGATTATCTTCTCGTAATACCATTATACTCTCACCTCAAACTGGGTTGAAACAGTTGCTACACGCACTTCGAAATTAGTTGGGGTTCCAGCGACTCTTACCTGAAAGTCTGTTGCAACGCCTCCTCCAGGTGCGGCTTCTGCTTGTGGAGACAGACAAAATTCTAGCTTGGGTTGTGGTATTGAAATTCCTTGAGGTGCAAGGCAGGGGGTACTCAAGATTATGCCTCATCCGGATACTCTTCTATTCTGCACAAATCAACAGTTACAGTTGCAGCTCCTGAGACAGTCCTAATGTTAAATGTGTCACCAACCCGTAAGGTGAATGCAAACCGGTAAAGAACATCGGCAGTCAGATCAGTTCCAGTATTTAGTTTAGTGTAATTCGTACTATCCCATGTTATCTCCACTCCCGCACTTGCTGAAAGGGAAATTTGTACGACCCATTTTGCGGGGTGGTTGGTCGGGGTTTGTGGTGCTATTGGTGATAGATCAGCTGCAAACCAGTCAACACCTGCAGCCTTGGTTCCGGATATGTCAGCTTCTGATGCCACACTGTGTCCGGAACCGATTGCCATGATATGATAATTTTCGTGTTTTTTTATTTGAGTGTTATTGCTCTATCATTGATTTTGATATTAATGGTTTTATGTATGTGCCACCAGTGCCGTGAATCCTTTTGTGTTTGTAGAATTTTGATATTGACATTGCGCAACCATGACATATTTGCCAGTTCTCCCAGTTTGGAGTATCCGGTGCCTGTGTAGTAACAAAACAGAGCCTGCATCTCATGTCGTAATATTTAAGTGGTTTCGTTATTTATATTATTATTTCCCTATTCCTCTAATACTAAAGATTCTCTTTCATCTATTTTGTTTTCCCAATCAAGTTGAAGTTTTCCATCCAAATCAAAGTTGAGTGTTTTCATATGTTTAGTGTCTTCCCACACTTCAATTTTTGTGTCATATGGTCTATAGTTATATGAAGCAACATACTTAATCGCTGATTTCTGGTTTTCAAACACACCATCTATCTGATAATCCGAATACTCCCCATGAACCACAATATATACAATCAATCTGTCTATCTGCCAACTCCTCGTATACTAAAGATTTTCTTCTCTCCATTTTTTCATACGATAGGCAGTATGGCATCTGAATTCTGGGTCGTTTGCATATCTGATACGTTGAGATTCACTACTCGTATCAAGCAATTTACGTTTCTCCTTTTTAGTGGCATTTTTCCATCTGGCTCTGTTATATTTGGCATTACGGGCATAGATCTTTTGACGAGCTGTTGAGTCACATGCAGACATTACTGTATTGTAAGAACACTTCATTAATTGTGCAATTATGGTATAGGATAATCCTTTCTTGTGATATTTTCTCATTTGGATTTTATCCTGTTTTGAATATTTCGTACATCTTTTCTTGTCTGCAGGTAAAGCAGGGAATGTGACACATATTTTTTGTTTAGTCAATTTATCTGCCAACTCCTCGTATACTAAAGGCCTTCTCTTCAAAGTTTTCGTCTGCGACGAAACAGTAAATGATACTCATGACACTATCTGGTGGGTGGTTAAAACACTTGGTAGCTCTCTGCCTAGGATCCTCATCTGTAGTGACATCAGGATCTTTGGATAGGTCTTTTCTGGTAATAGAACAAAAGTCTTTCACTAGCCAGTCTGTCTCGTATTCATTCTTAAATGGTATCATTAGGATAGGTCTTGAATATTCTTCTCTAGTATTATTGGGGTGAGGGATTCGAGTTCCTATCCTGTCTATGAATGCCTGGATACTGGTTGTCTTGTCTATCTGGTATCGACCTAGCTGGGTTCCATGCTCGTCTGTATCTGTAACATATTTGGCTTGGGGCTTGGTCTCGTCTCCTATGGTGCGACAGCCTTGGAATCGTTTCTTGCCCAATCCATTAAACTTATTTCCTCGTGAATCTGTGCCACCATCTTGGATAAGCTTGACTTGTATTTGTCCATAGCCGAGATCTCCGACACCATGATCCACTCCGTAACTCGTTCCAAGCTCTGCAAGAACTCGGCATTGGTTGAGTTGGTGTTCCTGTGGGCGAGCCTCAATGTGAGCCAGTTGATATCTTCCAGATTTGCGCCAGTTGAGCAATATCGAAACAACAGTGCTGCTAGATGCAGGTCCAGATCCGAAATCAACACCCATTAGTATCCTGACTTCATTCTTAAAGATATCCTTGATAGTACGAACTTCCTCAGATTTTAATAGTGACAGGTATCGATACGGGTGCATGCAAGCGTATACCATTTCTGGCGTGATTGGTCGTCTTTCTGCCTTGTAGAATTCAGCTAGTGCATGTGAGAGAAAGATAGATTTTGGGAAATTCTTTTGCTGGTATTCTATTGATAGTTCAGGTTGGGCGTGATGTTTTTCTATAGAGTCTGTAATTGACAAGGGAATAGTTGGAACTATAGTTTGTGGGATATGGTATCCTCTATACTGTGTATTCTCTGGTTTTTGTGGTACCCATCTGCCTTTTAGTATGGATTTTAACTCAGAGTCAGAATTGATGATGTTGCCTCTGTTGTCGAATTTTAGTTTCTCTCTCCAGTAGGAATCATCATATATCCATTCCCTTTGGTCTGTTCTTTCCCATAACCTGTGAAATTCTGAGCCAGCTTCCCCGCCTATCCCAAATCCTATGATTTTTCCTTTGGTAGCGCTAAGGGTATACATGATTTTTGTGAGAAATTCAACTGTCTGGTATTGTTCTTCATCCAATGCCACACGATAATTGGACTTTCCTTCCCCTTGGTTGTATTCATTTTCATCAGTCAGTAAATAAATCACACTTCCGTTATTGAGGTTTATTGTTCCCACACTGGCTCTTCCATGTGGGAGGAATTGTTTTAGTATGGGATTTTCCAGAAAGGTGTTTCGTCTTAGTCTCTGCATGGAAAATGCAGTTCTATGTGCTTCATTATCTGTAATGTATGATACTTCTACGTTGTTATTTGATGTTGCGTCACATGCTATAATATCACTGCATGCAGTTGTCTTGAATGTCTGCCTGGCTGCTGTAACTAGGATGTTAGGGTGGTTATCCTCATAGATATCAATCCAGTACGGATACAAGTTAAAGTTTCTAGTTTTTCCGCCTATACTGGGTCTTGCCTTTTCTATCCAGTTTAGGATATTAGTCGGTAAGATAGGCAGTGAGTCATTTGGCAGGTATTCGTCCTCTAGTTGGGTAATGCGATTTTCAAGGCTCATCTTAACAACTGATATAGTTTTCTAAGGGCTTCTTGTTTGTTTTTTATACTGTCGCGTATTTCTTCCAGTTCTTTCTTAAGGTCTTCCTTATCTTGTTTAACTAGAGTGGCAAGTTTGAATATTTCGTCAATGTCGTTTTCATTCATTTCTGAAATCCTTTTCTAATTCCCATAGAAAATGCTTCGTCCTTCAAATGTTGTATAAATCGTTTATCATAGAGATGTGATGCTGGAGTATGGGTTGCCATCATATATAGTACTATCATAACCGTAGCCCACAAATAAAACAAAGCCCATTCGTTCATTTATTACCAATTCTCTGTGATTCTTTGTAGATTAACTCGTCTAGTATTTCCTTCAGTTCAACGATTTCATCTTGTGTTAGTGTTACTCTTTCTCCTGTAAGATTTCCAGAGATCACTGCAATGTTTTCTATTCTACCAACTTCATCAGGATATTCACTTCTAATTGTTGTTTCATCAACATAGACATCTTCACCATACTTGGTTAGTATTATATGGTGTTCTAGGACTTTCATCTCTTGGCAAACTCCTCGTGAGTCTGTTTAGCTTTGTTTAGTCCTTCCAGATATCTTACCCTTTGGTCAAGGTCAGAGACTTTGGCAAGTTTGGCCTGAGCTATTCCTGCTTTGGAGAGTGTGTTTACTATGTTAATCATCCTGTCAATATCTTCAATCTTGTAATTTTTCTGGAGTTCTGTACGTTTTATTTCTTCCAGTTTGACCTCTGACATCAAAAGGTTCAATCCACGTCTTATGTACCTTCCATAGGTGCCCATATCTGCCCAATTTGGCGTAGTCATACCCTATTTTTGGTGGGTATACTTGCCTAAAAAAGTTAACTTTTAGAGGGTATTAGAGAACTAATTAAGATATCCTGCGGGGGTTTACACTATGTATCTTGCAAGTCTGTAAGGCCACCAAACCCCTCAACGGTCTCTTACCAGTGTATGCTTTGAATACCGGATATCAATATTATTAACTTAGAGCTAGATTTTAAGTTTTGTTAGAGGCGTCAAATGACCGATTACTTAAAGTCCGAAGGTATTGATTATTTCCTTTTCTAGCCTCTGATACTAGTATGAAATGGTTCTTTATATGATTATGAATTTAGGGGTTGCCGTAATGTCTTGTTCTTTTCCCCCAAGTGCAAAGCAGGTTGCTGCAGAATATCGGGTATTGCATTATAGATCTGTCTTGGTACTCTATTTGGGTGATGAATCCTTTGCCACATGAGGAGCATGTCATTTCTTCTTCTCACAATACCATATATCAGCAGGTTTGTTTGTAACAAAAATGTCATTACCAGGTGTCATCTTTCCTAGTTCGTAAGCAAGTTTATCAATATCATCAGGCGTGGCAGCTTCAAATCTGATAATATTCTTAGAGATCATTTCTTAGATCTTTGACAGGGCTTGCTTATGGGCGTCATGTAGAACTGATTTGTCCTCTAAGACTTTCTCAAGGTATGCTATAATATCCATTTGTTTTGCGCCTATCCTGTTGAGATGCTCTTGAATATTATCAATTTGTTCTTGTAGATTGTCAGTCATTGTACGTTTGTACATGTTACCTTAGATAAACTTTCAATGCACTTCCAGGATTTAGGCAGTTCTATTCTATGAATGTCATGAACTATGTCTATTTGGTTGCCTTGCTTGTCAAATAGTGTGAGAGGGATTATAATGGAAGATATACCTGCATCCA